CTATTACTAATTCTTTAAATTCATTCTTTATAATAGTTCTAAATTCATCTTTTTTACGAGCATATATTATAAACTGAAATGATAACTGATGTGATTTTTCTAACTTTCTATCTAATTCAAATAAATTGAAATACGTATTTTTCATCGTATTTGAATAACGACTATCATATAAATCATCTTCTGTTGGTGGATTTGCTTTAGGGTCTGTAAGCTTAGCACCAATAGCATTCCATGGTAAATACAAGTTATTAAGCATATAAAGTTTATTATCATATGCTATTTTTTTATCCCATGGCGGTGTATTAACATTCCACAAATAGTTAAATGTTCTTATTTGAAGACCATAAGTCTCATCAACATGTCCATCTTCATCATGAGTAGATGGTGTAACCAGATGGCCAATTATTGTATGTTCTGGTTCTTCTTCAGAACCACTATAAAGTTCATTTTCTGCATCAAGATAATAGTTATAATGAATATCAGTATTAACTAAAATAATAAAGAATAAGCGTCTTAAACATCTAGTTACAGGACGCATATCATTAACTACTTCAATGATAGTTTTTGCCATACCATTGAATTCATAGAAACTAATACCTTTATTAGCAACTAAATCTACATCAAAACGGGACGTTAAATAATAATCACTAACTGCTGCTTTATATTTGCCGATATCCTGAACAAATCTTCTTACTGCACCTAATTCATCTTCTCTATATAATGTTCCGTCTGTTGCAAAGTTATCTACACCAATTCTGTTTCTCCATAATTCTGTAATCTTGGTGCATAAACCCATTGTATTCAATACAAACTGAATACCAAGATAAGTTCCCTTAATCTGATTATATGTGGGAATAAACTTATAGATAGTTCTTATAAGTTCATAGGCTTCTTTAGTATCTAATGCTGAAGTTGTATTGCTCATTACCTAGTTTCCCTGTGCTTTAAATAATAAACGTAGTTTTCTAATGCTGGATTTATTTCAATATTATACTGTTTCTGATAATAATTTAATAACGGTTGTTCAATTCTAAATACGTCATTAAAATTATTTATTCTTGCTGTTTTTTCAAGAGTACTTATAGCATTACCTGTTGTAAGACTCTTCTGCGATGTATTCAAGAAATCTTGAACGAACTTGACAAAATTATTATATGTTTCATCATTCAAGTAGGTTGGAACATAACCCATCAATTTATACTTTCTACCTTCTTCTCCGAAAATCCATGGACCTAATGAAGCTTTAGCATAAGTGCTATTTCTCATAACATCTTTTAGTTCATCATTATCTATATCTATCCAAGCTTCAACTGTTACATATCCGCCTTTATTGATATGGATTACATAAAATGTTACTACGCCGGTAGTTGCATATTCTGAATAATCTATAGATGCTTCTTCAATAACACCAATACTATCATCGCATAATCTAAATGTAGGCGGAATATCCCATAATTCAGGATTCGGGTTTACAATTCTTACTTTTACTCTACCTTCAACATTCTGTGCAATAATTTTTGATTCTGGTTCAACAGAAATAAAATCGATAATAAGATGTTCCATATCGAAATTATCTTTATCGATTGTTTTCCATTTTCCAGATGTAGTATGAATAGTCTTATTACCAGCAATATCCCAAACAATAACTGTTATTTGGTTAATATTCAATAAATCATCGCCAAAATAACGGGATAATGCAAATGATAATGTATAATTATCTCCATTCTTTGTAATAGCCATATTCTTCAATTCTGGAACATGCTTTATATCTGTATCACTATATTTTAAATCCAGAATTTGAATTTCTAACTGCTGGTCTACTTTCTTTCTATTACAATAATAAATCGGATCATTACCGCACAAAATAGCTAATTGTGCAACATCTAATAATGTTTCAGATTGGAATGTAAATTCGCATTTATGGTCAGAAGCAAAAGTTAAATATTGAACATTTTCAGAAACAAATTTTGGCGGTGCTGTATCAATAATAATATTTTCTATACTAGATGATAATACAGCAATACCAGCATCATCTGCATTGGAATCAAAAAATATAGTTCCTTTTGGATATGCTGTTGCATCATCTTGTTCTATATCACCAGGACGCCATGGGCGATTAGCCATGTTTAAAGTTTCATATTGAAATGACCAATTATCAACATTAGCTAATTCTGCATATGAATCAAATAAACGGCGATTTTTACTACCATCCGTATATGAATTTTCTAAAGAACTTGTTACCGTTAAAGCCATATTAACTATCCCAAACTCCTAATGCATCAAATGACTTCTTATCCAATGTTACGAATCTGATTCTAGGCCAATCCTTTCTACATTTCGTAGCTGCAGATGGTAACATAAAGATTTTTGAAATAATTGGATTCTTTATAACAATCTTTTCTTGTCTCTTATTATCGTTATTGATATGACTATTCAATTCAACCTTATATTTCTTCAATAATTGAATTCCTGCCTTAACGATAAATGTTATGGCTTTCTTGACATCATCTTCCTTACAACAATCTATGAAAGAATTATAGTCATCGGTATTAAGCACTCTGTTTTTGAATGTTTCAAAATCAGTTACCAATAAATTTTTATCACTATCTAAAAGACCAATATTCTTTTCAGAAAACCATGCATCAATATTATGATAGTTCCAAAGATACTTCTTATATGCCTGACATTTCATATTCTTAATTTCATCCTTAAAAGTCTCAGAATATGTAATGAAATTTGTCCAGGTATAATCTTCGGTATTCTTAACTACATTATCAACGAATTCTGTATAAGTCTGAGTTCCTTCAACCTGAATAATTACATCTGTTTTTTCTAATGGATTATTTGAGGATGCAAAAATAGAATTCGGGTTGACTGTTACCGAATATTGAGTTGCTCTCGAGATTTCTTCCATTGTTTCAATAAGCTGGTCATATGTAATAGGAATATAGCCATTTTTTACAAAACTTGGGACTATATCATTAAAATCTTGCTTCGTAAACGGAATAGCAACTTGATTAATATTGAATGTATCTTTATTACTTATCATTGTTCACTATTATTTATAATAAAAAAACCAGTCATAAGGACTGGTTTTCGTAAGATTAGTAACCTAAAAGACCAATTATATAAGGTTTTGTGGTCGGTGGGAATTCCGATAATTCAAGCTTAGTTGCCATAAAGGAAACAGCCTGCATTAAAACTTCTCGGTTTTTCGCATCTTTTTGATCTAATTTTTCATAAAATTCCTTATGAGCTTCACGGAGCTTCGTAAGTTCTTCTACGTATTTCTGACCATCCTTATTGAATGTCGGTCCACCATGTTCATCCTTAACCGGCTGTCCATTTTCATCCTTATCACAATAGGTAGCAATAAGTTCCTGAGTCTTCTTGAACACTTCCGGGAATTCAGGTTCACGACGTTCATCATAAAGTTCTGTCATAATCTGATTATAAAGCTGAACAAGCTGTTCACAGTTCTTATAGATGAACCATGAATATTTAGCATTTACACCTTCAGCCTGAAGCCTAGGATTAAACTCTTCGAAAAGTTGCTTAACCTGAAACTTCGTAAGTTGTACTTCTTCTACTTTCATTTTATTTTTCCTTTTTCTCTATTCTACCATTTAAATACGGTATTAATGTTTCTTGTAAATCTCTACATTCGTGTGTTTCTATCAAAGACTTATTTGAATTTGGAATTTGAACCAATCTCATTTCACCAACTTTTATATCAGTATGTTTTTCCAAAATAGCTTTATATGTATTTAACTGTAATTCATAGTGATTAATATTACAATCATCTAAGAAATTAAATGGCGCATTAAGCTTCTGATATCTATTTGTAAATTCCCAACTCTTATTAGTCTTCCAGTCAAGAATAGAAACACATTTCTTTTTCTTATTATATGCTAAAAAGTCAATAGTTCCACATAATCGCCATTCCCTATCATAAACTATTGTTTCGTTTTTAATCGGAATGTATCGCTCTCTAAGGAGTTTCATTATATGGTCGCATTTTTCTTTTCGATATTTATAATCTTCTTCCATTCCTGGATATTGTTCAAATAATCTCTTATCAGGATAGAACTGTTTATTCTGCCAAGCATATTCCAAAGTAGCATGAACCATAGTTCCTAATACACAGGCATAGTCACCAGAGGCTTTCCACATAGCACGTAACTCTTCAACTGTCTTACCTAGATATTCTGGATGCTTCGGTTCTTTACCTTGTTTAACAGCTGTTTCTGCACTCTTAATTGCCTTCTTAGCAATCTCGTCCCAATCTTTTTCTTGTTCAAGTTGTCCAACAAATGTAGTTACAGATGTATAGTTAGTTCCGTAACTGTCAGTATACTTGTGTGGAAGTTCATCGAAAAATATATCGCTAAATGCATTCCATAATTGCTCATATATATCCATCTATTACCTCAACTACTTTAATCTGTCCCATTCTAATCGTAAATGTTCTAACTGCTTATGAAATGACCTATCTGCCCAAGAAGGCAATATAGATGCGAAATCTGCATACATACCACCAATATGTTTCCACCAAGTAGCTAAGCCAAATATTACATTATGTCTACCACCATCAGGTGCAGATTCAATCTTTTCCTCGATATATTCTTTGGCTTTAGATAAATCTGCCATACCATACTTCTTACGGAACTTTTCATATTCCTTTTCTTTTTGACGCAAATATTCTTCTTGTTTCTCTGGACCATATTCATAGCACATCTTAAATTCAAATCCAATCTCTTTAATCGGATTAAACAATGCACCATTATTCAACTTATAATAATATGGACTATCTGCTGTTTTAATTGCAGGAACTTTAAAGAACTGTGCTTTTGTAAAAGAAGCAACGTCCGCATGTTCAAAATATTTTACCAATAAATGCCATGCACTAAATGGCTTATTACTACATTTAAAGAATAATCTATTTACTTCATATTCCTTATCTAAGAATAAGAATACTCTGAACTTTTGCTTAACGCCATCGTAAGAATATGATGTATGTAATATGTAATAGAATCTACTAAACTTTCTTTCAAATTCTTCAATAGAATAATCTTTATCGTCATAGTCCAACATCAGAACATCGGTCGTTCCCATATTTTCTGTGCAACGCTTAGTTCCTTTTACTGAGACTATCTTCCATTGAGGAATGTTGTCTTTTGATTCAATAATAATTGGTTTCTTAATCGAATTGATAAAATTTTTTGCAACCGTCTTATTCCATTCCAATGGTCGCATATTATTATCAAATTGATTTTTAATTGTTTGTATATATCTCATTTTCAAATTTAAATATAGTAAAATTATTTATATTTATTTTTTCTATAATAATTTACTGTATTTTTTTATTTGCAAAAAAGGAAAGATTTTACTCTTTCCTTTTATTATCGATTACTTTTCGTAACGACCGCCAGATTTTTGTCTCATTACATTTTCAATATTCTTGTTGTAATAGAACTGATAAATCTGTTCGGGTGTCAATCTAATCGCAACAAAAATCTTGAAGAACTTAATCAACATAATATCACCAAGTTCTTGAATCTTGAGCGGGTCTTCCTTCCAAACATCGTAAGTCTTCCAGTCCTTATAACTCGAATTCTGATAGAGTTCCCCGACTGCTTCAATGAATTCACCAACGAGATAATGAAGGTCAGAAGTTCCAACAGTGCCAGTCTTCAAATCTTCAACAGCATGGTCATAGATTTCATTAATCTTCATCTTCGGACTATACTTGAGATAGAGCAACTGATTCATAACGAAATGCCAAGCATCAATAATTTCATACTTAACGAGATCCGTAATTTCATAATTATCCTTCTTGAGCTGGTCAAAGAATTCCCAAATCTCAGTAACTGTGGACATCATAAAATAACCAGAACGACGAGCATTTTCGAAATTATCCTTATCATTATCTGGTGCTAAAGAACCACGCTTCTTAGCAAGAATATTCTGCAATGCTCTCTGCATATTAAACATTGTACTAAGTGCTGTTTCAGCATCAAATTCCTTCGGAAAATCAGGAATTACAATTTCATCTTTTACTGCTTCTGCCGCATTCTTGGAATCAATACCAGGAATTGCATACTTCTTTGCTGCAGCGGCTTTAATTTCATCTGCTACTACAGTTGCTTTCTTTTTTAGTGCATTTTGTAACTGAATAAATGTATCTTGTTCTTCAACTACATTTCCATACATACCATTTGTATCAATCATGTTACTTCCTTCTCTTTTTAGCTTTAATTTCTTCTTCTTCTTTCTTTATGAGTTCTTCATTTAATTCATATTCTTCATCTGTTAAACCAAATAAATTTTTTAATACGAACTCACGTGAAAATAATGGACCTATTTCACCTTGATGAAGTTCTCTTGGCGTAAACTGAGCAAGCATACCAATATTACTTGCAATACTACATGTTCTTTCCCAATCAACTTTTGTTTTATTATTTTTTGTATCTGTTTTCATAAAAAAATCCTAAAATAAAACATAAGAGATTACTCTTATGTTTTATAATTTAATTTGGAGAATAAATTAGCCATTTGCAAGGCGTGCGAAGAAATCATCATCGTCATCAGATGTTTCTTCAGTGCTAGAAGAAGCACTTGTACCTGTATCTTCGTCCTCATCGAACGGCATAGTTGCAGTTTCAACCGCAGGTTTCTTAGTTTCAAGCGGAGTTCCAGCAAACATTTCATCATCATCAGATTCAACAATTGCAGAAGCCTTCGGAACAGTATTTACTGTTGCTTCATATTCAGTATTACCATCACTGAATTCTTCCATGAGGTCTTCGCCACCACTCTTCTTCTTATAGAATTCAAGAACATCCTTATAAGAACGAGTTTCAGATTCCTGCTTTTCAATATCCTTCAATGTATAGAGCTGAGACTCAATAACATCAATTTCTGCATCGGTCATTTCCTTCATCTTACCGTCAGCACCAAGCTTGCTAATACGACGAGGATTGCTAAAGTGAGAATTATCATAGTTAGGACCGTTCGGACCTCTTACACCTTCGAATACGAAGTTTGCACCAGCCTTGTCTTCACCTGCGAGAACAGCCTTATCATTCGGACCCCACCAAGAGAACGGGTTAATACCAGGAATCAAACCAAGTTCGGCATCATCCTTATCAGCCATTGCATCCTGAATGAACTTCATGATTGCACGACCATATTCAAAACGATAAACTTTACCTTCAGTTTCAGTTGCAGTAGGATTCTTTACGATATAAACGTTAGAATAGTAATGCGGCTTCCACTTTGCCTTAACCTTTGCTCTAGCTTCGTCTGTTCTGCCATACTTTTCCCAAACCTTTGAGTTGTAATCGCAAATTGGACACGGCTTATTCCACTTCTTCAAACAGTCACAACCGAACCATGCACCATTATCAAGCTGGAACATGTGATTACGGTTTTCGACCCAAGGAATATCTTCATCTGGATGAGCTGGCAAGAATCTCATAACGACGGTAAACTTACCGTCTGGACCCATCTTAGGCTTGAACAAGCCTTCGATTTCATAACTCTTCTTCTTAGAAGCATCTTCCTTTCGACCGACATTGACATTACCCATTGCTGCGTAAATGTCACTCATATTTCTTTTCTTTGGCATTTTACTTTTTCCTTTTTTCTAATTTCAAACGACCATTCGTTTGTAAAATCAAATATAGAAACAAATCGTTTAGATTTTCTTACAATCATTTTTATCTGAGATTTCTTTTTTCAATTTAATTATCATTTCACTGAATTTAATAAAACGTTTGTAATCAACATCTTTAATTTTTGATTTGTCTATTGTAAATCTATTATTTAACATTCCTTGTATATAGAATTCAGGATCCAGCTTGCCTTCAACATAGAGTTTATATGATTGATTTTCTTGTTTTTCATCAACATCATATAAGGAAAATCTAGTATCTGCAAAATCATTGATTCCCTGGTTACATGAAGCCATGAGCTCTTTCACCATTTTAATCTGAGCAGTTACAGATTTCCTCTTTTTGAAAATCATGCTATCCTGTATTTTATTTATAGAATTTATATCCTTCAATTCGGGACATTTTTTGTCAATTAAACATTTTTCTAGGACATACATTGTCCATTCTTCAATCGTAATTAAGCCAGAATTTATTTCATTTACTAAATTAATGGCGAACTTCGACATGTATTCTACTCTAAAATTATCAGCCACAAATTGGTTAATAAGGTAGTTTTCTAATGTATCATTAAGAAAGGTCACAAACGTATTGGTTTCAAAACGTTTCGCATTCCACATCTTCTTAATGACTTTATATAATGCATAAATTTGATATCTATCTATCATACGAAAAAGTCGTTTAAAGATGATTTACTTTTATTAATATTGTATTTTTCCTTTAATGCATTCATTAGTGAATAGTAATTCAATTCATCAAGACACTTGATTACTATTTGTGGCTCGAACCAATCTTCTACAAGATATGCCATTGCATCAGCAATAGGAATAAGCTTTTCCTTATTCAACTTATAAAGAATATTATTGAACTTGTTATATTCAGCTGGTTCATTCTTGATAACACGAATCATATAGACAGGAATTCTCGAAACTCCGTCTATATCGTCGAAATCAATACCGTTATCCTTCATTACCTTATAAAAGTATGCTTTCGTTCCAATCTGTAATAAGTCTTCAGTTATTAATAT